CTTCAGAGTGAGTATCTTTTGCGTCTACAGCCCCCCCCTCCTTTTCTGCAATAATTCCTCGACACCTTGCATGGCAGTGTCACCTGGTAACCGAAGTGTTACGAGATCTCAAGAGCACAAGCTCAAGCGAAGAGAAAAGCCAGCCCTTCTGACATGATAGTGTCTAGAGCGCTAGAAGCATAGCTCTCAATCTTCCGTGTAGCGGCATCAATCCCTCCGGCTATGAAGGATGGTGTTGTCGCTTGGACGTGAGAGGCCGCCGCAATCGCAGCCCGGTTTGGCGCCGGTGATGCCTTAGCAAGTGAAGCCATTGCGTTGTTTGTTGGCGACACCGAAAACTCTACATTACATACATACTCAGCTGTAAGAACCGCCGTGGCGCCCGAGATCAACCCGGTACCGTCAATCTCCACAGCCAGCGATGTCCAATCGAAATCAGTCATAGTGTTTGTGAAGGTATTCAGTAGCCTGAAGTTGTGCGCGGTGGGTCCACGTGGTTTTGAAATCCAACTGATCTCCATTCCTGCCGCGACGTTGTGGACCTGAACTTCCGTTTGAGACATCATTCCTTTCTTGACTGCCTCACTCGGGAAGGGGTCGGTACAAGTCGAAAGCAGTAGTTGCCCTGCTGCCTGAGTCGCACTGAGAAAGCACCTAATTATCACTCCGAAACTGACAATACGAACTTCTTTGGCAGAATTCAAAATAGACGCGGCGTCAACGACCGTGCTATATGTAGCTGCCATGTTCCAATCAGTGCCTACCGAAGCGGGCGACTGAAAGTTCCAGAGTACACCAGGAATGAACACCATCCTAGCACCCCCAGAAGTAGTAACAGTGGTGACCTGGACCAGACCACGAATCTGAAACGGAATCGTGGGTGGCCCACCATCAGGCCTCTGTGCGCTGCGTGCGTGGACGCAAAAGGGGTCGGTAATCGAGCATGTACTGTGTACATGCGACATCTTCCCCATCCTCTTTGGCGCAACATTTGAAAGGAGTCGGCTTGAGGGGATCTGCTGACGAGCAGGTGGGCGAGAGTTGTTAGACTTTCCCCCATTTCCCTTCTTGGACTTCTTCATTTGCTTCTTGCCTTTCTTTCCCGCCATTTTGCCTGGACGCCTCAAAATCCCCAATAACGAGTACAGCGAACTGAACTCCGGTTAGAGGGGCCATAAGCTCTCCACCCCCAGGCGAGGTGGCCGAGCGCTCTACTCTTCATCGCGGGCGACAGCATCCAACACTGGTAGGTAGTGTAATACGACTGGAATGCTCGAGAGGGTCGCCAGCTGGGTTTTGAACTCATCCTCATTCTCACTCCCAAGGCCGTATCGCTCTTGGGTGATGATGTAGTTCAATGGAGAAGGGTTGTATCGACGATCCCCTTTAATCGCCGACCATTCTGGTCTTCCGGTAGCTCTGATTTTCTTTTCTTTGCACAACTCGTACGTCCTATCGGCAAACGGACCGAGGAACGGAACGTGACCCGAGTCAATGCGGACCGACAAGGCCGAGGCAGCTGCATTCGCCGCCCCTGGCAACGTGGTGTTGATGCCCATCCTCGTAATGCCCCTAAAGGGCTTCGAACCGAGGACAGTTCTTGTAACACCAGTTTCGGGATCCACCGCATGCCAGAAAAGTTTAGAGCAGAACTCCCAGTCGGAGCGTTTGTTACTCACCTTCCCTTCGGGTTTTAATCCTAGGGACAACATATACTCTTGAATGCTCTTGACAACTTCGATGTCGCAATCCCGCAGGAAGAGACAACCGTCATCGCCGCAAGCAAGAAGGAGGTAGGGGATGTTAGGCATCTTCTTCAAGATCGCCATGACGAGGATCACAGTATCCGTCAAGTTTGTATCAGCCCTCCCAGACGCCATCTGGAAGTCCTCTACCTCGACTAAGAACTCATCCGTGATATCACTCTTCTTAGGTCCCCAACACTTAAACTTAAGCTTCTTGTACACCGCAAGAAACTGTTTAGCTTCCTCCTCCGTCTCAAACGAGTAAACACGTGTTGGCATATATTTAACCCCGTTCGGCGTAGTTCCCCTAGTCCTTACTCGTAAGAACCATGAGATCAACCAAGCGGGCATACCCAACATGTGGTAGAAAGTGAACGCCCTTTCCTGTATAGGAAGACACAGGGTTGAATCATAGCTAGCCATATCCACGCTCCAAGCGGACACAGCCCCATGTTCAGAGATAAACTTATCAACTCGCCATCCAATGTCGCTGCACGAATAGCCAGAGCAGTACATGACGTTACACTTAACGCCATCCCATGCATCCCTGATCTTATTCCACAGCTGCCACACTATAGGGCCCGTAATCGCCTTGTCGACATCTTCCGGAGGTTGAATCAACCTCGGTTTCGTCTCTTTGGCACGGTCAACACTAACCGTCGCAGCAGCCTTCTCAATCTTAAGAAAGCCCTTCGTCGCGGTGATTATTGCCTCCACTCCCTGGTTGGTCTTCCAGGCATCGACCATCTGTTCGATGTACTGAGCGGGGTAACTCTTCCTCAGTTTCTCAATCCACTTCGAGAAGTAGACGAAACTAGTGTCTAGACCTTTACGGATGTTGGTAAACTCGGGCCTCCGAAGAACTCCGTCTAGTTCAATCAACGCCTCCTCCGTAGGGTTTTGCCGGGTGGCAAGAACCCTGTTTGTAACGGCACTAAGCTCCGCCGCCTGCGTAGTAGCCAACGCATTCGGCATAGCACCATCACACACGACACCTGAAACGCGAAGCCTGTCCGGTTCAGACAGTCTCTCGCGGGTAGCTTCCAGGCTCAGACGGCCGGTAATCGCTTGATTAGCCGGCTTCGTGTACCTCGCGCCGGGCAGCGGAAGGTTCCTCTGCAGCGAGAAGTCGTTTCCAAGTAGCGGGACTCTAGGTCCCTCAGGGTCAGAAAATGATTGGACCCAACCGGCCTCATACCATCTCCTCCATGCCTGAGCCACTACGAGGACGCCTCTCCCACAAAGGCAAAACAGAACCAACACACAGAGTGCTCCGATAACCGTGACCGCCTGTTCCCATGGTTCAGCCTCAAACCATGCCGCCACTGATGCACCAGTCATCGTGACGAAGAAAACAAGCGGCAACCACAGCCACCATCGCACACCTATGGGCGTGAACTGTGTGAGAAGTTTGTGAGCATTCATGAGCCATGTGAACCGAGTAATCATAGTGTGTGTTGAGTCCACTTCGTTATGCAAATTGCTAACGAACCCCAACGCCACTACCGCGGTCAAAGTACGCGCCAGAAGGACCGGAGGAATCCTAGCTTTCCCCCACCTGTTCTTCATAACGTAAAATGCCTCGGAAAACAATTCCGGTGTTCTGGCACGGCCCAAAACGTGATTGGCAACCTGCGACACGCCGTTCACGGGAACGGTAAGTGTAACTGATTCACCACGAAACAAGAAGTCTGAGTACAAGACTGGCCCAAACTTGTGTACGTTTGTCACGTCGAATGTGATCTCGGTGAAACGGGCATTATCCATCATGGCATTCCTCGCCGCCGATGAAAATTGCACGGGTCCGCTTTTGTATATGTCGGACTCAATTTCTCCCCAGATCAGATCACGAGGCGGAGACTCCCTGCCCCGACCAGCGTGCAAGCGCACACAGCGCGTCACACCGTCGAGATCAAAGAGCACCTCAGCTTCGATCACCTCTCCACCACTCCCTACCCATCCACATTGCCAAGGGGGCAGTGTGTGGACGTAAGGTTTAATATTTCCAGCGACATTCATCGTCAAAACGTCACGCTGGATGCTCCAAGAGGCTTCGTCATAAAACCCCCCGAACATGTCCGAGAAATGGTGCTCGACAGCAAGTGCATCCTTACACTTTATGTCCACTAGCGCCATCCAAAGCCACATCGGATCGATATAGTACGCGCTATGCGTAAACAGGTAGACGTGATCTACACTGTTATTGCACGTACAGTCCTCAAAGCGATGAGAGCAAATGTGTTCAGCCGTCTCCTCAGGAGCGCGGCCTCGCCGGGTACGATCCCCCGCGTCAATCAGGGGCATTAAATAGCGACCTCGTCCCCCGAGGTGCTCGTACGTACGGTGGGGTGCACCACCCACATCTACTACGACCGTGTCCTTGTTTAACAACAGTTCTTTACAGGCAGCTTTCTCGGCGACGTACCTCTGGGCGGCCAGCATCCCATGGGGATTATACCAGCCTTTGGGCCCTAGAGGTGTGGTGCCTATCTTCTCCTTCCACAAATGTTGCTTCGACTTGGTCAAAGTCGTGCCCACCCACTCGGTTGGGTGTTCACCTTCCGCGTCCGAAGACCGGGTTAGCTGACTTTCAATGTCATCCATTGAAGGGGCGTCAACTGATGGAGGTTTCACAGGATTCTCTGTAAACGCGAACGCTTGAGATCTCTCAACTGGGTACTTATCACTAGCTTACGCTCGTGACCAACTGAC